AAAGCAGAGCCGCCCGCCGACATCCGTCCTCGCAGTCGAAGCCGCGCTAAACGCAAACCAATAGAACGGACCCGCAACCGAACCGTAAGACGCGTAACCGCCCACCCGGAAAACGCGCAGACCCGCCGCTTGATAGAAATAGTCGGTCATTTTTGTGGATGACGAACCTGTAACATCTGCCGGGAGGACGATGCCTAGCCCGGAGTGCGGTTTGCCGCCGTAGCCGTTGCTGGTTGGCAACAGCACGCCGTCACCTACGGCGTTGAGCAATCGCGTCCAGCCAGCCACTGATGAGTAATTAAACGGCGGCTTGGTCTTGTAGTAGACCGCATAATCGCTCACAAGAGATGCCACGCGGTCCCAGACGTTGCCGTAGGTGTTTTCGATGCCGAGTACCTGGGAATAGTCGGTAAGATAGCCGTCCGTGCCACCGGCTTGCACAGCACTGTGATAACCGCCTGCTGCATCACCAAGACCACAACGCCCGATATTGACGTCGTTGGTCCATCCGCCATCGGTTAATGCGGTCCGCCCGCCGCCGACCATGCTCTGAAAATTCCAGCCCGCAAAAGCCACCAGCAGCAGCAACCGCTCCCAATGCCGCGTCATAAAATCCGCCTGCTGCCAACCCGCCCCGCGAGCCTCCGCCAGGGTATCGGTTACCTCCGTGGTCAAACCGGCATGGCCCCAATCGCCTGTACGGGTTGTTACCGGCCAGACGGGGGATGTGCCGTCGCGGGGGTCTTTAGCTATAGAGGACAATTTGTTTTGTCCAGGGACAAGTGACGCCTCATATGCCCCCAGATACACCGCGCTACTGTCCGCAAACACCGGATGCAGCGCGAAACCGTCGAGGGGCAGGTGGCTGAGCAGGATGTAATACCAATCGCCCCATATACCGGTTTTGACGTAGGCCGGTAGATACTCCATCATGATCTGACCATTACCGCCGGTAAGATCAACGTCTGTACCATCCTCATGTTTGGTAAAGTCCGCCCAACTAATGCCTTTATAGACCGTTCCGTCATCGGCAAGGACAACGCGCCTTAGCTGCTGAAAGATCGGCGATATGTAGGTGCCCGGGAAGCTACCCACGGCAAGGCCCTGCGCTGAACCGAGGCGTTGCCAAGTATCGGTGGTGATGTTGTAGGCGGCCCCGACATAGTTTGATTGGGTCGCCCCTCCAATATCGCCGGTCATTGCCAGCATATTGGTGACAGCATCGTTAAGCTGGTCAAACGTATAACTTAAAGTACCCATTATGCTTCCCTTTTTGTGTAGACAGGTTCGCCGTTTACGTCAAAAACGGGTTCTGGTTTCCCTGTTGTGTTGTTGAGAGCGTAGAGCCTCGTTCTGCGCCGCAGTGCGTTTCCGCCACCTCTGCCGATGCCTAAGCCAAGACCAAGTTTCATTTCGCCCTCCTTTTATCCACCGTCCGCGCCGCCGAATAACCGACATAGCCGACACCAAACAGCGTATAGAGCGTGTCAGGGATAGCTTGCAGCCAAGCTTTAAACCCTTCCGCGACACCTACCGCTATCGCCGGATAAAACGCGTGCAAAACGCCCATTGGGATACCGGCAAGAATGCAGACATAAATAACGTACATAAATGACGGGCGGGCGCGGGAAGTCCACGGGTCTTTGCTGTTGGCCTCCGCGAGAATAGCGGACATGCGCGTTTCCAGTTCTTTCAACTCGCCGTTTTGCTGCATCTTTACAAGTTCCGCCTTGGCCTTCATTTTTTCCACAGGGTCAGGTATAAACTTGTCGATCAGCTTACCGCCGATATCTAAAACGCCATCGATAATCGGTATCATCATTTGTCCGCTGTCCTCCGTAGTGTCGCCGATGGGTGCAGATAGACCGCGCCTTCCTCGTCCGGGAATTCGGCCCACTGGCACCGCCCACTGTCGCTGTCAATGTTGTAAGGCTTGCTGCCGATATAAAACCCTGCGCCGTTGGAGCCCTTGAAACTGATAAACAGCCCCGGCAGCGGAACGAGACAGCGAAACACGTTGGCGTCCGGGTTGCTCCAGTCGTGCGCCCAAGGCTTTCCGGTCCAGACATACCGCCCAAACGACATTGCCACAGTCAGCCCCCATGGGTAGGCAAACAGCCGTTCCTTGCCGCGTTTCTCGTCGTCGTCCGGCCACGGCTCCAAGCGGAGCGCAACAATCCACGCCCTGTGCATGGGGTTGAGTTTTGCAGCCATCTTGACGGTCCACTGCCACGCAAGCAGGGGATAGGAGACGCAAGCGGCAAGAACACGCATGCACCACGTTTTAGTGTCTGCGTACCAACCGGCGAATAAGTTGTGTAATTTCGTCAGCATATTTTTACCTTTTCGTTGATTGCTAATCTACGGACCCGCTCTTGGTGCGCGTAACCTTTTGTTATGCCTAGGAAAGTTTGCTTGACTGTTGTTTGATACATTGTTGGCAGTGCGGCGTGTAGGCTTTGCCGCAAGCCTTGCAGTCAGCCCAAGTCAGTACATTGGTATCCATTCCGACCGTATCCTTTCCAAGCCTGTGCCGTTCGGGAAGGCTTCGATAACCCAGAACCCAACATGAGCCGCCAGCTTTTTGCCCCGCATAAACTTGGTTTGCGAACAGCCCGTACCGACCTCAAACGCCTGCACATTCCGGCAATCGAGTTGCACTGATTTGTGGGCGTGGCCGCTAAGTAAAATGTGCGGTTTATCGCCGCCAGAAAGCCCCTCAATGAACTTTTGCAGCCGGTACGATAAAGCGTATGAGGCACCGTCCCTGCCATGCCACAGCATGATTTCCAGGCCGTTAACGGTAATGGTCGCTTCGTCTTGTCCAAGGTGCGTGAAGTGCGGCACCATCTTTTCGATTTGCTTGCCGCTGATAAGGCCGATGTTGCCCTTCTCTTGGTACCAAGCGTCATGATTGCCGTCGATGGCCTTGATAGGGCATGGCGCTTGGTTGAGATAGGAGCAAGCGAGATCCACTTGTGCATCGAACCCAACAGCGTCAAGCTCGTAAATATGCCCCGGTCTGCCGCTCATGCCTTCCAGAATATCGCCAGCGTGAAGGATGCAAGACACGTTTTCCGATGCCGCCATGTCGCACAGCCTCCACCAGAAGTCAGGAGAGCTTTTGTTATGGCCCCAATGGGTGTCACCGCAGGCAATGAACTTGACGCTTTCGGTTCCCCACTCGTAATGCTTCGGCTGGCTCTTTTCCGGCTTCTTGAGGCTGCGAAGGATGACTTCGATTTCCGCATCCCGCAGATTGCTGACCTTTTCCAGCAAAGCTCCGCGCTTTACGTCGCCATTCCCGGCAAGCTCCCGGCGCTTTCGACGCAAAAAAAGGCGGGCTTTTTTCTCGCCCACCTTCGCTGCCTTCTTCAATCTGTCGCGGCCTATAGTCGGGTCAGCACGGAAGGCCGCTTCCATGCGCTGTGTGTCTGTCAATTTCCCTCCGTGGGTGCGATTGCACCCTTATAGGGTACGCGGTCTTTGTATTCTTCGCGCTTGCCACGGTTCCACTGAGTTACGGGTCTGTACCTAATAAAAGCCGCAAACTCTGGACGCTAAGAATAGACCTCGGTCTTAGCATTGCACTTTTCGCGGTCTTTCATTGGCACCACCTCCTTTCAAAGTTCCCGCTACGTGGATTCCCGTAACGGTCAAATGAGCTCTTCGTATCGCTCACGTTCTTCCCTTCGGAAATTCGGGTTAATACACGGTTCGGCATAGTGCAAATTACAGGCGTTGCAGACCTGCGTGCATTCTTCTCGGTCTTCGCATACGTCGCAACACTTCGCCCGCCCGTAGATTTCGCAGAAGCACATCAGTACAACCACGCTACGTACGGGTCTTTGTCTTCGTCGCCATCCACATGGATAAAATCACGGCCGATTCCTATGCGCGTAAACCCAGCACTGATAAGTGCAAACAGCACAAAAAACCTGTGGCGGCTCCCGATAGTCGATATGTCCGCAGCGCATCCCTTTATATGCGACGAGGTTGGCTTAGAGCCGACCGCAGCGTTATGACTAGGGCAACGGTATCCGCTGGTGATTTTAAAGCGCACACCGGCCATTTCTCGCGCCTCGTCCAGTTTGTGCAGGAAAACGCGGTCTACTTTCTCAACTCCGCAGCATCTGCACGAAAACTCGCCTGGTACGAAATGCTCAATCTCGTCCCACAGCCCTTTTTCAAACTTCGTCATGCGTTACCCTCCGATCTTGGACTTGAAACTCGCACCGACGATGAACAGAGCCAAAGCACCAAGCAGCACAAGAGCTATAAACCCGCGACGGATTGCGCTTGTTGACTCGCGGTAAATCTTGAGCAGAGTTCGGATGTCGTGGCGGTCATCTTCGGTAAATGTGCAGTCGTGGTTGATTTGTACCGCATCGGCAATAGCTTTAATGTCTTCGTCGGTAAGAGTCCGTTTCATTGGCCCACTAAAAAGCCCCGATTGACACCGGGGCAGTTGTTGGTTAAATTTCGAATATGAACACGAGATATGCGATATATTTTTATCTTTGCAGGATTTACGTTTTAACGTTCCTGTTTTTGGTGCTTTTATAGATTAGTCCCATAGGTATTTGTAGCCTAGGCATATAAGGCCTGCACTGAGGGCTGTGCTACTGGCCCTTAGGCGTATTTCGGAAGAGGCATCGCAAAGAATTTCAATCTCCATTTGTGATCTTTGGGAGACCAACCCGTCACGCGTCATGCGAAGATTGTATGTTTCTGAGGTTGGTGCCGTGTCTGTTTGTCTCGTCTCTGTAACCAACCCGAAAAGGTCGCCAGAGCCAGTCGGACAGTTTAGGAGGAAAGAAACCCTTGCTCGAGAACCTGGAGGTGCGGTCAGCCTCATTGTTTCCGCATTGGTGGGAAGCGCCGTTCGCGTTCTTTCTTTTTTCGGCGTGTCCCAAACAATTCTGCCATCGCTGTCTGAAAAAAATGGTACGATATTCCCGGCCCCGTCATTAAGCACCCACCCTATCTGCCTGTATAGCGAATATGAAGACGCATCGGAAAGCAGGTTTGTTGCAGAGGCGTCAGAATCGAACCCAGCATCGATCAAGGACAAATCTGACGAAGCGATTAAAAACACCCTGTACCATTCGGGCTCGGTGCGCGTGAAGACGGCAGTACCATCCGACACGGTGGGATTTGATGTTGCGTACCCTGACGGCTGCGAAGAACCGGAAGTTCCAGCGGTGGTGCACTCCCACCACCAAGGTGAAGAAGTTACTTTAATCAAATCGCCAAGGCTGTAAGCCGTGGAATTTGCCCTGTCTTCGATGCTCGTCTCTAGCGTCAAACCTGACGGGAACCCTCCTGCGTCTGTTCCTTGCGCCCATGCTGCGTCAATCTGTTTTGTCAAGCCGGTCGCTAAAGTTATAATCGCCTGGTTTGTGCTGTCACGGCATGCGCCCGCAGATATGTCTATATCGTGGGATGCGTCGGTCCCGTTCGCAATATTTAATCCATAGTGTGATGCGCCAAGCATTACGCTTGCTGCGTTTAGGCTTGCAGGAGTTACAGCTGCGGCAGTGTCTTCCCCTGCTTGTGTATCCGCGTCGGTAGCGAACCTCATCACCCCTTTAAGGACGCTTGTCGCATCGGCGTCGATCTTTTCCAAAGTCACTGCGCCTTTGGCAAGTTTCTCCGTTACAATTGAGCCGTTTTCAACTATGGTATATTGTGGCGTTTCGTTTGTCACAGCATCCCCGGTTTCGTTCCACACGAGGACTTTCCCCGCCTCGGGATGCGGCAGGTCGGTACTCGCTCCGGAAGTATCGGAATCGGGGAGCTTAAACGACACGCCGACTTGTCGGGACAGTTGTTGTATCTGCATAACGATCCGGTCAAGCTCTTGTTCCAGCGTGTCCGGCCTGAACCCGTCGCCCTGGATTAAGTCAAGCCGTTGCGTGTAATCAACGTTCCGCACGACAATCAATTTCCCGTCGCTGTATGTTGCAACCGTAGTAAGCTCACCGCCACTTTCACTGCCCGCTCCCGTTAGGGTATAATCGGTTGTGAGCGTCAGAGGATATGAAATGTCACCGGCTGCATCTTCACGATAGACCGTCAAATCTGAGTCTTGGAGGAAATAAAAAGGGACGGTATAAACCGTCCCCCCTGTGCAAACGAAAATTTGCTTGCTTGTCTCGTTGGATAGTGCCATCACTCACCTTTTCTTTTTGGCAAGAATATGTTTGCCGCCGTCCCGTTGCCTTCTTCTATCTGGTCATAACCTTTTTTCATGCGTCGGTATACTTGGGAGACGGGGACACCAGAAGCAAAGCTTGCGGCCTCCGCAAGCCCAAACATAACCTTTCTTGCATCGTCAGCGGTCGGGTCTGTAAGCAGATTGGCCGTGCTCCTCCCCGTTCGGCCAACAATGTTGACAAGCTCAAGTGCCGGGGTACTAACAATATCACCGTACCCGCGCCCCATGGCGTACTCAACCAAGTCGCGTACAATGGGAAGGCCCTGGACACTGCTTCCAATAACTTCTTTTGCAATCTCTTCAGGTTCTGGAGGTTCTCCAGTCCGCAACATGGCTAAAAAGATGATGGGTACAAGGGGTTGCGCCACCCCCGTTAAAAAGTTATGGAACAAAAACTCATGCAGAGACATTTTACCGGCGCGCCATGCACCCCAAGTAGCTCTTTGCAGATTACCAAAATTGCCAGCGAAGCCAAAAAATGGAGTAAACAGCCTTCCGATAGCCGACAACCCCTCGGTAGAGCGTTGCAGGTGCGACAAGTCCAGCGCATTGCCTGACGGCTGGATTTCTTTGATCTTCGTATCGGCATAATCAACGGCTTGCTCCACGTCGCCGTCAAACTTGTCAAGCCCATCCCGATACGACCCAAGCCATGTTGGGAGGAAGGACACGGAGTCAGCCGCGACAATCCCAGCATAGCCAACAGCCATAATATCTTCACGGCTCATGCCGAAGAATTTCTTTTCCGGCTTGAACTTCATCATCTGACGCCGGAAATCGTTATCATATGCCATATACCGTGACCGCATATATGGCGACAATTTCATGATATTGTCAAAAGCTTCTTTCGGTCCTTTGATAAATTGTCCGTACCCGCGCAGCATGGTCGGGAGTCCTACCCTGGCCTGCGCCTGGAAAAACCCGCCAAAGTTTTTCATGGCGGTAACAATATTCCATCCCATATAAAATGCGGAACTGCGCTTCATAGCCCATTGAATGGTTTTTTCCCAGCGTGTCCCGACCATGCCGTCTGGCCTGATCATGTGCTTCAAGCTTGGCCGGATCATCTTGTAAAGCTCCGGCCCTAATACACGGATGGCTTCGGATTGATACGTCTTGTTCCTCGTTACTCGGTCAACATCCCTAACAATAGGCGCAAGATGGATATATCTCAGGGTGTCGCTCAAGTGTTCACTCAACACCGACATGGAGAGTTTTATAGGAAGCTTAGACCCGGTTGCGGTGCGCTTCTTGGTAAACCCAGACTTGGCCGAAGGGGTTTGCAGAACGGCTTCCTGTCGTGAGGACAAGTCGCTCATTTCGTCCCACATGGCTGCAAGCATAGACAGACTCCCATCGTATCGAATGGGGAAATACCCACCGCTAATCTCAATGGGGCCGCCGTCTTTTGTTTGCACGGTAATCGGTTTTGCCTCAACTTTTTTCAGCCGGAAATGATTAAGCTTCAAATGTACCGCGTCAACTTGCGGGTAGAGATCGTTGATGCTGTCCCAAATGCCCTGCACAGCCCTCCAATCTTTTTGAGAAAGAAATTTTGTAAGCTCCTTGAACTGTTCAACGGCCATGGGTGTGCCATTAACCGTAAAACCTGCGGACATACGTTGCAGGTTGTCTGCGTTGCCCATGTTTAGGGCTACCATGATAATATGCTCAAAGGTCCAATGTCGGTTATCCGGCTTGAAACAGTCCGGCACAGGAACGTCGGTTTTAACCTCCTTTCCGTGATCCTTCCATGACGTAATCAGTTGTTCGAGGTGCGGTGTTATCTTGCCGCCGACCTCTTCCATGGCGGCGTAGAAATTATCCAGCCCCTTGGCGAGGGGGGTCCAAAGTTTGCGCTCGTTGACACCGGCCTTGCCCTTCTTACTGATATTGGCCCACCCGTCCATCTGCCGGAACAGCCACAGGGGGATGCGCAGACCGGCAAAATACGACTCTTTCACGTCCTGCAACTTGCGCCGCAGGCTGTCGTGCTTCGCCAGCTTCTTGCCCTTCATCTTGGCTGCTTCCTGTACGGCTTCGGCTGCAAGGTCGGCAATGGCTGTTTTCTCGTCTGAGAGTAGAGCTTTTTTGACTTCGCGACCACGCCCGACGAGGAATTTCAACAGGTCGTCCAGTTCCTGGATTTCGCCCCATGTCATTTCCGATGTGGCGCGAGTGTCGTTGTGCAGCCAATCGGAGAATACCGGAACACCCAGGGCGGTTATGTCGTCAAGATTGCCTGTTATACCGCTTAAAAACTCGCCAAGCTGTGGCGTGCCTTCGTCAACATTGAGCCTACGTGACACCATCTGGTTGCGGAGTAAAAGCTGGTTGATCTGCTGCCGGTATTCGTAAGCAACATCGGCCTTTACCGCACGTTTCCACCGTGCTTGCGTCTTGCGATAGGCTTCGTTCGCCCGATAGTGGGCAGCGATAAGAGATTCGTTAAGCCGCGCCTTTTCATTCAAGTCGAACGCCTTGGTCCAATCCTGCGCCTTGACGGCCTTAATGACCTGCTGACGCAACCGACGCGAAGCCACCAACAACTTATTGACCTTGATGGCATCGCCTACCTTCTGCCCGCCTGTGGTCTGGTCTGCCCATACGCGCAAGGCTTTACGGGTCAACGCTGCCCGTCCTTGTGCTTCTTTGCGCGCCAACCATTTGCTTTCAAGCTCCATCTGCTTACGGGCTTTTGCGGTCCTTATCGCTTCTTCCGTGGTCAGTTCCGCGTCGTGCTCGATGTCTAATTGAGCGACGCGCTGTTCTATCCACTGCGTTTTCGTCTTAGACTTGGATAACTCCTTGACGAATTCCCGCGCTGACTCGTAACCGGCTTCGATAGCTGCGTGCTCGATGTCGAGGCCGTCTTTTTTAAACAGCCCCTTTACATTCGGAAGCTTCACATCGCCGAACAGCCGCTTAACGCTGGACCTATCAATGCCGCCGCGTTCCACAAGCATGGTCATGGCCTTATAGACCGGCACTTCTTCAACTTCCGCCTTCGCCTGTTTGCGCCATTCCTTCAGTCGCTCGTCGAGTTTTGCGGTGCGCTGCTTGTCCTTCTTTTCTGCCGCTTCGGTTTCTGCACCATCGACGGCCTTTCTGTATTCCGCGATTTCTTCCGGTGTTGCACCGGCCTCTTTGAAAAACGCTTCATCAAGTGCCGCGATCTGCGCCGCCATTTCACGGGCCTGCCTTATTTCCTCGTCGGTGGCCACGAGCCTATCGAATACGCGCCTAATATCGTCGTTGATCTCCACCTGCAAGGCATCGGCGGTCTTGTAGATGTTTACCAGCCAGCGTTTGAACTGCCGGAAAGCGCCTATAAGACCTGTGGCCGGGGCTTCCCCTTCGCGTAAGTAAGCCTCAAAACCACGGGCGAATTGCTCGTGCTGTTCCGTGGTCAGCTCACCGTCTACGCCAAGCCATTCCTTGATCGCGTTCCACTCGTCAACCTGCACGCCGTACTTGTCGGCCACATATTTCAAATCGTTCAGGAACAGGTGCCCCATTTCGTGCAGAAAGGTGGATACGTTGGCCTGCTCAAACAGGGTGATAAGGTTGTTGCCTTCGCCGGAGATTAACGCGCCACGCGGGGCAGCATCGGTGCGGAAAATGGTGTCAGCTTGGTAGTTGATGCGCGGGTCGGTGGCGTCGAAGGTGCCTCGGTTGCCGGTAGCGGATTTGATCTGGGTGGGGGAGAAGACGGCATACACATCGGACGGTTGCCTTGTTTCTGTGTTCGCGGAGTCAATAACATTGCGAATTATAAGGCCGTCGTGCCCACCGGACACCGCCCGCTCAAAAGCGTCGGGATGAGTCTCGAACCAGAACTTCCCTTTTGCGTCAACCTCTAACGGGTTCTCCATTGAAAGGTAGGCCGGGACAATGTTGCTCCCTTCACTCGGAACCTCGAACCTCTCTACACGATCCCCTGCATCCCTGCGCTTGGCAGCGAGTTGGTCTACCTTCTCCCTTGCGGCCAAGGCTTGCGCGGATTTAGGGCCATAGTCTAGGGCCGCATGCCCCCATTCCATCAAGGCAGCGTCTTCGGCGCTCCTTGCCGAGCGGAACTCATCACTCCCCATCCAGGGGGCCGCATATCCACCTGCCACTTCAGGACTGTCTGTGAAGAATGCCGCATCCGCAAAGCGCTCCCCAACCTCACCGGCACGCGCAAGGTCGAATGTTCCGAAGTCGGCGGTTGTCCCATGATAAACCACCAGCGGTTCGCCGTCCTCATCGACCACCTTGCTATCACCGAACCAGGTTTTGAACTCAGGAGTATCAATCTTTCCTGCCCCTTGGAACTGCGCCGCGTCAAGCTGATGCTCTGCCGCGAACTCGTCAAACCCCTGCCGCTGGATGGTGATGCCGAATCGTTTTAGATGTTCCGCCGCTTCAATTCCGGTCAGCTTCGCCAAGACGTTGGCGCGGGCGATGATCGGCATAATGCTGTACGAGGCGTTGTCACCCTTCACCCCTGCGTCTTCTAGCTGGGCCTTAAGGTCGGCTTCAATTTGATCTACCATGTCAGGAGAAATTAGACGCCGTTGCTCTTCATCGTACAGCTCTTTAATCCGGACGTTCGCGGCACTTTCGGCTTGCACATCGGCCTCGGCTGCGTTAACCGTGGTTTCCTCTGCGCTGATACTCAGATCGTTCTGGAATAACGTCATGGCTTGGTCGGTACCGACGCCCGCAGCAACCTTCCCGAAGTCCATTTCTACTGCGCCACCGGTTTGTAACGCCGTGATAAGCTCGGTTCGGCTTACACCATACTGCTCCGCCCATGTCGTTACTTCCTGCTGAGTCATCCCCTGTTCGTCAATGAGCGTTTCGACAAGACGGTCCGCTTGCAAATACACTTTCTCGACGCCGTTCTTTTTCCCGACACGCTCCATGAACTCCGCGAACGCTTCAGGAGACCTCTCTTTAAGACGCGAAGCTTCAACAGAAGTGGCAACGTCAATCAGCTTGTTTTTTCGTACCTCAGCTTCCGTCTTGGCTTTGTGAGCGGCTTTTATGTCTCCGGCAAGGGTAACCCCGCCGCCTACCAGCCCGGTCACGGCCATCCCCTTTCCTACCTTTTCGGCAATCCCCTGCAACTGCTCCATGGTCGCAGGGTCTTTAATGGTCTGCGTGATGCTCTGGTCCTGTAACACGCCGCCGACAATGATGTTCGTCAACTCCTGCGCCATTTCGGTCGTAACTTCGCCGGTCCACGCCATTGCGTAGTTTTTGGCGAAATCGAAAAACGCTTTGCGAATTGTCGGGTTGGAAAGCACCAAGCCCTTAACGCCGTTCGACATAACTTTTCGCAACCCAGGAATGACTTTCGCCAGAGCCGAAAAGCCGACCGTTTCTAGGGTGGCGTTGGCGACACCGACAAGCTCGGCGGCTGCGGCGGCTGTTTTGTCGTCTATCTGGTTGCCTTCGCCGTCCTGCAAGGTGCGAAACTCGCGGAACGCCTGCCCCGCTTCCACGTCGTGCGCATGCTCGAAATACCCAACGCGGAGACCTATCCCAGCACCAGCCAAGGCCCCGGCAGGGGCGGTAATCGGTGCGGCAATCTCTCCGGTAGGTGCTGCGGCCACAGCTCCGGCACCGGCACCTGTTATAGCACCGGTCAAGCCGCGTTCCATAACTTTAGGCGACTTCATCGACTCGAACATTTGGCCGACAAGCTCAGACGCTGCCGGGATGAATGATGACAGGCCCGTATCTGTGGTCTCATAATTGCTGGCCGCGTCGAGCTTGGCGAGGTATTCAAGCTGATCGGGAGGTAAGTCTTTGCCCTGCAATATGAGCCGCCGCCGTTGTTCCCACAGCACCCCGCCCCGGTCCATTGCTTGTCCGGAAATGAATTCGCGGTATGTGTCGGTGCCCTTGACGAAACCAGGAACGAGAGACGAAGAAAGCCCCTCAATGTTCTTCACGGCCTCCGCGTTTACAGCTTCCTGCTGCTGCTTTTTCAAAGCGGATGTCTTTTCCTCAATGGTGGCGAGGTTCTCAAGATCGTCCTGTGCCAGCGACATGAACCATGCATCTCTCGTCTGCCCTACAAGCACGGGGGCGCGGTCCCGCAACTTGTCGAAATCAGGCATATTTGCGGCTCTTCTCGCCACGTCTATGTTGTCTTTAACGGCGCTTTGAGATACGCCGAGCTTGGAGGACAGGTTGTAGAGTTCGGCAACCTCGTCGGGGTTGCGTTCGGCCTGTTTATACGCCTGTTGCGGGGTGTCCGGCTCCGAGACAGTTTCCCATTTTTCGTGCTGTTTTTCGGCCCATGTGCCGTCTGAGCGTAGAATTTCCATATTTTTTTATTGCCTGCGGACGCTGTGGTGGTATATTTTAAATACGTTTATTAGTCTTGCTTTGAAAGGAGGAAGCTATGCGTTTGTTTTGCATTTTCATAGACGCTGCGATCATATTGTTGTTTTCGTCTATGTCAATTAAGTCTTTTTCTTATGGTGGCGACGACTGGATTTTTTATTGCATGTTTTCAACAATTGCAGCGCTTAACGTTTTCACACTCATCAAGCTTCGGGCGGACGATCTTCCGATAGGCTGGATAAGGTTATATATTCGCAGAAAGGCACTTGAAGAAAAGGCTCGCATATCTAATTTGTCTAATTAGCCTTTTCCCGCATCTTCTGCCCATCAACCGTCAGGTAATAGTGATAGCCTTCACGCTTACCGAGGTAAAAAACGTTCTGCTCTTCGTCCCAAATGGCGTTAGGCCACTCTCCGGCTTTGCGGATTTTATTTACTTCCCGCTGTATGTAAGTCTGCCTGTTCTCTCGCCTGTATCTCTCTGTTGTTGCTTCTGGCGTCGCCTTAATAATGGCTTGTTCTTCTTGGGAATAATGGCCAAGATCGGGGAAGCTCCCAAAATCCCACGTCGCTTTTTCTATGTCTGGCTGCGCAAGCTCCGTCCCCATCTTCACGATTTCGTTATAAGACGGATTGCGCTTGTTGACGCTGCGGAATTCTAAAACGTCCTGATACAAGACCTTCATAAACCGCGCCTTGTCCTGGTCGTCTTTGAATATATCGCGCAAGTCACCTTTAAGAGTTTCAACGGCTTTGCCAAGGCTAGGCACCTCGCGCACTTTGCCAACTTCGGTCATGAGACTCTTGGCGTCTGATGGGTCAAGTTGTCCCTGGTTCGCGGCTCGCATCAAGTCAAGCTCCTGCCAGTCGCCAGACAAGACCTTCTCATAAGCCAAAAACCATTGGTTTAGCCGGTTTGTTTTCTCCCCGTCCTCGCCTCCTGTGGCACGCCTTAGCCAGCTTTTCACCTGTAGCTTCTGTGTAGGCTCAAGTCCTCCGTCTTTATCGATCGACGCAATGGAAACGTTCTCACCGTCATTGAAAATACGGTTGTAATATCGCTCTAGGCGGTCAAATTGCTTTTCATTGTCGATCTTGTCCTGTACCGCATGTTTGTGCGTCAGGTTGGAGATAACGGCGTTCCTGACATCATCGTCGTCAATGTCTTGTGCGAGCTCAAGCTGTGAAGCAGGCGTTCCCGCTATGGATTCAATCCGGTCTGTTTCCTTGTCGGCCTCGAACGGCACCCGCTCCTTTTCGGCCAACTCCGTAAGCGTTACAAGGTCGGACGGTTCGAGAACCTTCTTTATTTTGTCGTCGGCAAGAATTTCTTTTGTGCGGATTGGATCATCGTGCAACAACGTGCTTAATGCCGTCTTGGTAATCGTCGCCGCCGCCACCCGCTTGCCGTTTTTTACCGCTTGTGCATTGCCTGTGGGGCCGACAATAAACTCTATCTGCTCGTTCATGTTGGCAATGGCAATGTTTATTTCCTCAACACCGCCGCCTGCCTGCAAGTCGGAAGCAAGTTGTTTTTCTGCAACATCCTGCGTGTCTTGCAGGGTCTGTCTGCGCCATTCCTGAATTTGCGTAGATTCCCAAGCCGCGAATTTGCGCCGGTATGAGTTCTCTACATATCCAAGGTGCTCAATGGCCTTGTCGCGGTATCTCTTATTGACACCGTGCTTTGATAACAGCTCGTCTTTCCACTTGCGCGAGTTGTCGTTATAGTTCTGATAGACCCCTTTAAATCCGGTCTGCTCGTTCGCAAGTGCGGCCTGTCCTTGACGTTCCTGTTTAGTCTTTTCCCACTCTTCAAGGGATCTCTGCTGGAACTCGTTTTTTGCCGCGAGGATGGCCGTGCGCTGTTCGCGTTCTTCCTTCCGTTGCGCGAACTGCATCAGGGCGTTGCCGAAGTTTTCACCAGCGTCGGCTACCGCTTGGTCTGCCGTGTTTCGTTTATACCCACCGACCGATGTCGGTAGGCTTATGCTGCTTTCGTAGGTTGGTATTCTAGGCACGATTACGCCCCCTGCTGATAGGCATTATAGGACAGCACAGAAGACCCGACCTTCCCGACCGTTGAAACAACCGCTCCGGTAGCCTTGCTGCTGTAGTTCCGCGCCGCTACCTTGGCCTTGTTCGCCTGCGCCTCGCCTCCAACCATAATGGCCGTCATGTCTTCTGCCGATTCCTGCAAAGTCGAAGCAAACACGTCCTGCACACTGCCAGACATAAGAGAAACGCCAGCCTTAGCGTATCCTACACGCTGCTTGCCCATCAGCTTTTGCGTGCGCTCAAATTGCCGTCTTGCCTCAACCGCCGCTTTCTTGCGCTGGTACTCGGCTTCGTTCTCGGCTACTTTTTCGTTGAATTTGGCCGTTTGATAAGAGGTGTAGCCGCCGTAAGCCGCAGCTGCTGCGGTTACAACCAATGCTGCCGCTGCAAGTCCCATTACCAAATCCTTCCAAGCATATAGGCATCAACCTTGTCAACCTCATGCTGTTTCATAATGCCTTCAACCTCGAACCCGAGTTTTTGCAACCACTTGAAACCGTGCGGGTGATCGGCTCTCACATGGGCCTCAAGCCTGTGCAGCCCAATGGCCTCTTGCGCGGATTCAAGCCCTCGCACGCATGCCTTCCAAAACTCTTTCGGCATGCGCTCAACCGCCGTTCCCGTCCATGCGCTGCACTGTGCGACACCAGGCCATTTCTGCAAAAACACCCATATGGCGACCACTTCGTCCTCGCACATAAAGCTGTTGATAATGGCGCATTTCTCAAGCTTGCCAAACAGTCTGTGCATGCTCCCGAAGCCGCCATGCAGCCTGACAACCATAGCATCATGCTCACGCAACTTTGGCAAAAGCTGTTCCAGGTGTTCCATTTCGAACGGCACCACTTTAATCATCGTTGCCAAACCTCATAGTTGACCACCAAGGCGTTTATCGTGACGGGCAACGGCATATCACGCCGCAAATAAACGCGCTTGTCACTGCTATAAGCCCCCTCAATAAAGATGGACTTTTCCCCGCTGAACGGCTCAGGGGCTTCGCCAAACGTTATGTTTTCGTTGAAAATGATTTCGTCAAGGTTGTTGTAGTCAGGGCCAGCCTTAAGGCCGTAAGAGTCTGACAGCCTAACGGCCACATATGGAAGAGATTTTACGCGTCCAATGCTTGCGCCATCGTTCAACGGTTCTTCAATGGGCAGAGTTTCCAAGTCAGACACATAATGCAGCCCAACAGCCACCTTGCTGGCGGCATAGTCAAGCTCTATCTGCCCGCTAGATACCGTTTTGTTGGATACGATGATGCCATCGGCCAACACGTCAACGTCTTCGCCTTCCAAATGGTCAAGACCCGTAATGGTTGTCGTGGCAACGCCATCATATAGCACGCCACAATCGACAAGGTAAGCATCTGCAAGGTCGTCAGAGTTGAACTCATCGGCCATGTATTCGACATACTTTACAGTGCTGCCGTCAATGGTGCGCTCAACGATGAAATACGGGATATCCCTATCTCCTCCGTTGACACAGGTAACGCTCTTCACGCTCCCTCCGGTCGTGTGCCGGTGCCACCCGACAACCTTGTCGTCCCGCTTGTAGGTCAATGCCATCAGGGTTCCGTCAGAACGCACGCACCACACGATGGAGCTTGACCGCTGGATATCAATATCAACAATGGTATTGCTGCGAAGCAAGTGCTCTGCAAGAAGCGTCAGGTCCGGAGAACGGTAAGAGTCGTCGTCGTACAAATAGGCGAATTCATGCAGGGCTTTACCGTCTCGCGCCACGAACAACACGGCATTGCCAACCTGTAAAGCCTGGATGTTCGCCCCGCCAACCGTGGTGTGCCGCCTCGCAAGGATCGCAGACGGCGTAATAGGCTCGTCCTGCCCCCCGCCGTTCATGAGCCATTCGCCGCCCGTGGTGCCGACGGCAAGCCCACCGCGAGCCGTGGTGAGCCACTTGATTTGGTTGACCTCGTTGGAGAGCGTTTTAAACGAGCACGCGTCCGAGTCCGTCACTTCGGCCTGCACCCTGAAGCTTGACAGGGCATCGGTTTCTGACAAATCGATATCGCTGCCGTTAGCTACCACAAGACGCGCTTCGTGTAACGCGCCAACTGCGGGATATCCGGTCGTGTCGCTGTATTTACCGAGTTTCCATTGTGTGGTTGCCGAGGTCGGGAAGCTACCAACCACAACCGTCACAGTGCAGTGCGTTGAGTCGACAACAGCGGTTATCTCGCCCCACTTCCATGCAGCCGAATTGTAAATGCGTACCAGCCGCCCGACGTCGGTCGGCAAAAACCCCTGCCCGTCATTGATGCCGTCTGTGGAACTAGCCGTTACCGTGACGCTGCCAGTCCCAGCGGATGCGACTAAGGTTGTCGTGGTGCTGTTTAATGGTAAATACGGACCGTCAAGAAAGACCTCGTTGACAAACAACCATTCGGCCTCTCCGTACCGCTCCAACCTTTTGGTTGGATAGTCGGGGTGAAAGAACCACATAACGTCTGCGCTTTGCGTAATATGCAGATCGAACAGTTCGTCTTCCTGGTACGGGGTTGGGATTTCAAACACATCGCCGCTAAGCGGATACCACCAATCGGTTTCCGTTGAAGGGTTGTAGTTCAGGTTCGCGTCAGACAGCGAGTAATAATTAACGCCGCTATAAGATACCAAGGCTCCATGAGCATACGTGGTACCGCTATCCCATGCGTCCAAAGTCCCAACGGTCAACAGTGATCCGTCACGGCCAAGCCTGATATATTCCGGTCCAATTTCCAGAACATAGGAAATATCAGCAGAATACTCGAACGGCAAAAGCCGCTGTACTTTCGTAGCATCCTTTACGGGCCACCCGTAAAACGTTCCCGGTCTTGTCGTTGCCCCGCCGTGCGGATGAAGGATGAAGTTTTCAAGACGGGCGAGAGAGTTCTTGTATTGCGGAAGGTCCACGCGCCCGAATAGTCGTTCGGAGATTTCCCCGCCTGTGAAGGATGTTTGCCAACGCCAGATCATGTTCTCTCGCTAACGTAGGAGGTTGATTGGTACGGTTCTGTTCGGTCGGTTTGCGCGTTCAGGGTCTTCATCCGCGCCATGCGGGCATCGTACACGCCTCTAAGAGCGTCAGCCATTTTGTAGCTTTTGGCGACGATCATAGCGAGGTCAACAGACATCCTTGCGGCGAAGGCCTGCACAAACGATGGTGAAAACTTCGATGGGTCCTCGACACTGGCAATATAGAGGATTTTTACCTCTTCCTCGTCTGTCAAAAGCTTTTCGCCCTCAACCTCCCACGTTTTCCCAAATGTCGCCACCTGAACACTCTGCGCTGTCGATTGGTCGAGCATGGCATATTCGTCGTCCTGCATTTCGAGCACTCGCAGGCAATCGGACGGCAAAGCGTAGGCATACAGGTAGCCGTATCCCGGGGTTTCATCAAGCCGCGCCAAAATCGCCCTGCGCTTGCAGAACGTCCAAGCGTGCGCCTCCTGAACCTCGTCTCGCAACAGGCTATATATGGCCTTACACGCTCTTCCTTCTGCGCTGGCATCATCCATGGTTGCAATTCTGCCGCCGCCCATCATGCCTAATGCTAGATTGCAAATTTGTACGTCACTGGCCATGTATCACCGAAAAGGGGAGGCCGAAGCCTCCCCATTGTGGGTTAACGGATGCCGTCACCAAGGTCTGTCAGGGTTTCCGGCTGTTTGTCTGGCTTATTTTCCTTCTTCTTGGTTTTGGCGGGTTCGCAACATGCGGGGCACTTCTTGCCGAGGATGTCGAACTCTTCTCCCGGCCTGCGACGCGCCCCGCCGATAAAGCACATTACCTTAGCTCTTACGCGCATATGTCACCCCTTACAGAGCGTCAGGATAGGCGACGTTGTACGGCACGTCACTGGTCAGGAAAGCATTGACCTTGCCAGCTGTAACGGCTTCAACCGCAGTGGTCTGCAAAACGCCGAGATACCGCTCGTAAGTGCCTTGAGGAAGTTTCACGGCGCATACCTGATACCCTTCGACCAAAGTGGCCTGCGCAATGGCTGAGGTGCTGAAATGGTACGTTGCGCTGCCGTCTGTGGCAATAGCGGCCTGGGCGTCGGAACACAGATGGAACTGCACGGTAACGCCATCGCCAGCGGAATCGACATCGGTGTCAACCTCGATGACAAGATACAGGTCTTCCCCAACGCCGGGGTTGCCAGGGACAGCGGTCATGTCAATGACATCGCCGATCAGATACGAGCCAGCCGCCCCCGTATTGAGGGCGGTGGCATCGCAAAATTCGTTGCGTTCGTCGAGAATCATATTTGCTCCTTTATCTTAAATGCCGGATTCGGTGTTCAGAATGGCGTCACAGCGTCGTACCGGGATGCCGTCGAACATGGTGACATGCTTGCCTGCTACCTGCTCCATGGTCAGCGTAGACGATGCCACTTTGTTCATGATCTGACGCCGCAGGAAACTTTTGACGGTGCGATTACAGTAGAAGGCAGGACGGCCCATGGACAGCGAGGGGATAATTTCCACAGCCTGGGTCATCAGGTCGATGAGGTCGGGGCCGGAAGAGGCGTTTTTAACCAGGTCTTCCTGGTCAATGCTGATACGGCACACATACCGCCAGTCCCGCACAGTCAAGCCGCAGTCCCAACGGTAATGGCTGCGGTAGGCTTCCATGCGCCCCCCGCTGCCGTCAACGTCCTCGATGGTAACCTGCCCCTTGTCCTCATGTTGCAGACCTGCCTTGGAGCCTTTGGGATAAATGCCGTGTACGGTGTTCGGGCCCCAAACGACAAGCCAGATAGAAGTGTTATCGGAGCCGTCAGGGGTGGCGGCAGAGGTCAGGATGTTGTCGCCGTTTTGTGCGCTCTGATCGTTGAACCGCGGGGAGAAGCCCGTAAAGGCTTCGGGTTCGGTGGACTCATTGCCGTAAAAGAGGGTGGAAGAAAACTCGTTATTCATCCCCTCGATGTGGGCGCGGTCCTCAGACAGCCGGAATGATGCGGTGTTCCCGTTCAGATCGGCAAGAGCCTTGTCAACTTCGGCATAAGCTTCGAGCATACCGCAGGTGTCGGTAATCTGCGCGGTGGTCGATTTTGTCGGCTGCACGCCACCGTACAGCTTACGCCAGGTCGGAGTCGGAAGACCGGTGCGGATGGTGGTCCGATGGCCGGTTGGGAGGTTGCCTTCAAGCCAGACCATATCCTGCAAAATTTCGTTGGTCTGGTTCAACATTTCGGCAATAGTGTCAATTTTGCCGTTGGGGTCCAGCCGCTTGGTTATGTCAAGCAGCGTCGGGTGAGTAGTTGCAAGTGTGCTCATGTTTTACCTTTCTCTCTGCCATCACGACAGTGAATATATGTGCGGCCCTGTCTCTCGACGGTCCATGTTCGTTATCAGTTCATGTCCGGATACAAAATGTGTTCTGGGGTCTTCTCGCCCCCGCCGACGCCTCCCTGCGGACTGTCCTCAGAGAGCTTCTCGCCGATTTTTGACAATAGCTTGACCAAAACGGGAGAATTCCCCATGCCAGACTCATCAAGCCACTTACCAACTTCCTCATCCGCAAAAGTTTTCAACGTCTGGTTGGCAAGCCGCAGGGCCTCATCGTACTTCTCTTTGCCCATCTCCGACGCCATCTGCTTGAGCCCTTCTTGCATCTGTGCATCGGCTTGTTCCCGCAATTTCTCCGTCAGGTTGCCCATCCGCTCCACGTCGAACTTAACGAGCGCATTCACCTGTTCTTGGGTCAATCCGGCCTCTTTCGCAACGGGCGCGAAGGCTTCAAAAGTGGTGCTATCAATTTCCACACCTTCGGGGGCCGTGTATTCCTCCGGGGCTTGCGGGCCTTTCAAGGCGTCCTGCAATGCCTCAAACGAGTCGTAGCCCTTCATCGACTCGCGGTATTCTTCCGGCAATGCGTCTGCCCAATGACTTTGGTTTTCGCCTCCCTGCTCTTGGCTAACCTCTGTCGCTTCCGTTCCCTGGTCGGTTCCGGTGTCAAGTGCTGATTCTTCGCTCATTAGTCCTCCATGGATATCTGTGTCAATTCAAGGCCGCGTTGCTCCAACTCAAGCAAGCCTTGATAGCTTCGTTTGTCCAGTGCGTTGAGGATCTTCAACCCGATAGCGCGCATCCCCTCATTGTAAAACGTCTGGCTGTTGCCGGTCATGCTCGGCTCAAATACGCCGCACTCACGAAGCAGGTCTTCAAGTACTCTTTGCCCGTGCGGTGTGGCAAGAAATGTGCGTCGGTAATCCTCACGCATCCTGCGGATGGCGTCCTTATCCATCAGTAAAGTGCCACAATATCAGTCGCGGTTGTGCCTGTTGACCACACTCGCGTTACTTCCATGCTGATATACCCATCGGTTGCAGGCCAAACAAAGGTGTCGCCCAAGATCGTGGTAATCTTTACCGTCCCGTAACCTCCTACCCATAGCGATCTTGCAGGCCTAGGAAGGTCGGTGTCGTCGGCAGGTGTTACGAGGAAGCCGCCTGCCCCTGCGGATATCGAGCCATTCGGTTGCATGTCTTCTCCTTATACTGCTGGCAATTTGTCCAACAGACCGTTTAATGCCGTGTCTTCTCCGGTAGGGGTTTGCCCTAAATCCTTCGCCGCTTTTGCCGCCTGTGACGCCTGCTCCATCATCATTTGTTGAGCCTGCGCTTGCTTGCGTTGCTGCCGCATCTCTGCCGCTTCGTCGTCGCTCCGTAGCATCTTCGGGTCAGCCCCAGCAAGGTCGGCGTATTCTTCCAGCATGGCATCAAAATTAACGCGGTCGAGAACTTCCGGATTGAAATTCGCAAGGTTCCCGGCAAACATGGCCGTCCTCTCTATCGCTTGCGTTCCGACTGCTTTCTGCGCCTGGGCGAGCAAAGACGTGTATTCAACCTTGATTTCCTGCCCCTGTATCTCCCTCGGAGGCTCCGGCAGGCGGCCGTTACGCATTAAAATATCGAACACGCGGTCTACCAGAGGTGAAAGGAACTCGCTGTTCTGCCGCTCTAGGACAGGCCCGAGAATGGCGAGCTTTTCTTCATGCCTTCGCGCCACCTCCGTGGCTGTCATGTTTTTGTCTTCGAGGATCATCAGGAACAGATCGTTGAAAAATCCCTGCCTTATCCTGTTTTCTACCTCGCGTATTTCGGAAGCGACCGCGCCAATGTCCGGCGTAATCTGCACGGTCGACCGTATAATTTCGTTTTCCTTGGCGTTGACATAGTTCTGCGCATTTGGGAGCAGCGACAGCCTGCCTTTAAAGCTCGATGGTATGTTCATCGGTGGGTTGACAACCTTGTCAATCGACGCGAGCTTGTCACGCTCCAACTTCTGCAGCATCTTTATATCGCCCAACATCTCCATGCCGGGGCAATTAGAGCCGTAAGCGTCTTCTCCCACCACCTCCCAACGCGGGAACATGGCAGGCTGGGTATTGAACCCGCTCTCTTTTAGAAACGAGTCCTCCGGAGCCCCGTCCTCCCAATAGACCGAGGCCCAAGGCATGTTGTCAGACCCGGCTTTGTTGGGGTCGTAGTCCTTGCGCGGAAAGACGGCGTTAATTACTCGCACCTGCGCGTCTGGATTCTTTTCTGCAAGGTTGCGCGTATGCGGAGAGCAGTTGTTAAGCCCGAACTGTTCCGCTACCGTCCTTGCGGTCATCCAGTACCACCTGAAGCCCGTGTCAACACTCCCTGCATGGTCTGTGGCCAGCGTGTAGCTGCCGACCGTCCAAGGTACACAGCGGATCATCTTCTTAGGATCTTCGTAGACGGCAAAAGGTCCGGTGCCGAACACTACCTGCTCTAAAAACGGCGTATGCACGGCACTGTAGAAGTTTGACCGCGTAAACACCCCGTACATCACCTGCTGAACATCGTGGAGCCACAACTTGGCGGGCTCCCAATCGTTCATATCCTCGTCCCACAGGCTCAGCTTCAGCCACGGGAGTGAGTGCGGTACCAATCCACCTTTGAGACCTGAAACGGCAATCGATACGGCGCGTGAGGCGGTACCGTTAATGATTTTGCTGTGCTTGTACTTGTCGCCCTTGCCTGCCTGCGTGTGCTTATCGACAAACCGCCCATGGCGCGGCAGGATGAAGTCTGCAAGGTCTTTCCAGTGCGAATGCCAATCGGCGTCATCGCTGTCGCGTTTGAGCTTGTACCGCCGCTTAAGCCGGCGTAGTTTCTCGCTTGTAATCATCCGGCCTCCAACGCCTTCGAATTGCGCTTGCGTCGCGTGTATTCCATTTCCGTGGCCATTCTGCTGCGTGCGTTGCCTGTCGCCTGTTTGTAAACCCCATCGGCCGTCTCGCGGTCTCCGGTTGCAGGCACATGGGTTTTCAGACCGTCAAGCGCCGCCTTTTTTTGCTGCCCCTTGCTCTCTTTATATGGCTTCAGTGTGCCATCCGAGAGGTCAACAAACAGCTTCTTGGACCCCCACAGAGGAAAAGGTGTTTTGTTGGACGGCGTCTCTTCCGAGGTCTGTGCAGGGGTCTCCTTGCGGTTCTTGCCGTAAAGCTGCGTGCTGCCCATACCGAGAGCGGCGGTCTTCGCTTCATACGCCTGAGACAACGCCAGTGCTTTGCGCTTCGCTTTCTTCTCTTCCAATTCAGGATCGGATTGTTCCGGTGTGTCTGGCGATCCGCCCATGGTTCCTCCTATAGGTTTTCGAACGGGTCGTATGCTTCCTGCCCCCTGTTTAACTCATCGTAAAAACCGCCCCTTACGTCAGGGTCCGGGAATTCCGCGCCTAGATCCGGGTCAACTATGCGTGCGATGTTGTCGAGCATGTCATCATGGATGCAGACCGGGAAACATATGTATTCCTCGTCGACGAAGAGCTTTACATAGTCAGCCATCTTCCCATCGTGCAACATAAACGGCAGGTGGTGCGGCATCCAAAACCGACCGTTTTCAAATATCGGGATCAGCTTGCGGATGCGGTCGAACTTAGGCATCGGGCCGCCAAGCGGCGTTATGTCGAAGTGGTAGGTCTCTTGATGCTGCTTATCCTCAATATGCTCGATGTCCGAGTCCTTGCCGTATTTCTCGTAGCCAACAGCCAGCGGGCGATACTTTTTGTGAAACTCGAACAGCTTCTTAGTTCGCTCCGTCAAATTAAGGCGGTCGCGTATGCCGTCAATGAGATAATAATTCCTGTCCGGGCCAAGCCCAATCACCACCATTGAGGTGTAGTCGGAGCCTTTCTTTTTTTCTCCTGCTGGGTCTACCAAAATGTAGCGGTTAAATAAGTCGCTATCGATTGACGGATAGAACCGCAACCAATCCAGTTGAAACCCTTGCGCTTCGTCGGCTGTTGGATTTTGCAGCATTTGACACCCGAAAACATACGGCCCCATGTCCCGCCTCTTGTCACTCAAGGAATCTGCAGACAAAAAAACCGGCTTGCCGTCTGGCTTGCCGGTATCTGTTGCCGGATAGATGCGTGGTGTTACCGCCTCGCGCTCCATCATTGTTCTGTATGTGTCGTTAAAGTGGTACCGCGTACCTATGTGCCTCCGCTTGCCTCCGTGCGCCCCCAGGTTGAGCGACACAGCCCATCGCTCTGTGACCTTGGCAATCATTTCTGGAGTGGTTACGGACTCAAGAGTTACAACGTCATCATAGATGAGCAAATTAAAGTGCTTCGATGTCGGCTGCCCGTCTACAAGACCCCAAGCTTCGACAGTGGCCTCTTTCGGGTTGCCTTTCCGCTTTACAATGATGCCGCTGTCTAGGGACCATTTAGGGGCTTCGCGGCGCGGGTTTTCCCATAATACGTCTTTGTAAATCTCTTTCAGGAGGTCGTTGCTCTCGAACTCCTGCATAATCTGCGCTAAGAATGCCTTAGCAATGGGCCTCGTACAGGAAAAGATACCCGCCGTTACTTCCTGGTCCCAATGAAACGAATCCTCGCTGTGCGAATCCAGAATATCCTGTATGGTTCGGCCGAAAGTTATCAGCGTTGACTTGTAGTGCTCACGCGCCCACAGGTCTAAATAGCCATCAGGGCATTGCTGCACCTCAATGCAACGCTCAAACAGCCAGTCTCTGTCAATGTCCCTTCTGTGCAGCAACTTGGTGAGCAGGAAGAAAAGGTCTCGCCTGCCAAGCTCGTTCATTGTTCGGATAACGCAATTATCTTTTTCTGCGTCGTTTAGGATGTCCGCGTAAAACTCATTCGCTTGTTTTCTGCTCGTAAATTTCACGCATCTTTTCCGATACTGCCGGAGACATAGAGTGTTCTACTTCGATAGGCTTGCCATCTTTGCCGGAATGTTCGTGTTCCTGCTTATCCCTCAAACCAAGGTCGCGGGCGATGATGTTGGCGTTGAGCAGATCGGCCGCCGCGCCTTGAAACTTCTGGTTGTAAATAACCCTCTCGGCTCGCGTTGTGACTTCCGAAAAATCTTCTCTGTTGCGGTAATCATCCCAGGTGCTTGTCCCGATATCTAGGAACAGGCATAACCCGTCAATCGTCATTGCTCGCATTTTATAAACCGTGTCGCGGGTCACGTTGCCTTGGAAGCAAAACAGCTTGTCTTCCATAAGCGGGTTTTCTTCTACCCATTGGAAATACTCGGCACAAGCGTCCCATAGTTCGTCCGGCGAAGAGAAAATAGGCTTTCTCCCATGGGAGCTACGCGCCTTCCAAAACTGATTTCCTTTAGGTGCTGCCATAATTCAATTCTTTCTTGTCTTCCGCGCCATCTTGTTCCCGCACTCGCCGCCGCGACACATGCACCGTCGCCCTTTATCCATAAACCGTCCCGCTGTGCAGTATGTGCGGCAGTAAGCGGGATCAATGTCGGATTGCTTCAAAATATTTTTCACTTTTTTTATTTTCCCTGTTGACACACCGAACGGTGTGCGGTATAGTTTAATCACAGTGAGGGACAAACCAACTAATCAGGAGGAAATCATGATCGAACTGACTATCAAACGACCCAACGGCGAAATCGAAAAAGTTGAAACAGAGTTCGGCGGTATGACTAAGGCAATGTTTGAAAAAATCCAGGAAGCCACTCTCAACGCAGGACGCGGTGAAGTCCTTAGCTGGGAACTCGTTGACACCCGCACCGAAGAAGAAAAACAAGCCCTCGCAAAACAAGACGCCATAGAAAGAATTAAATCTGAAATGGCCAAATGCCGCGACTATGACAATAAGCGCTATATCGCACTCCGCAGTGAACTTGAAACGCTTACCGGCAAATAAGGAGGTCGCTTTGAAATTTGTAAATCGTTTCCATGGAACTGAAATTGAGCTTGCCCCGATATCTACAGGTGAAACTGTTTATGGCGAACCTTGTGCAGAATTTACAGAGTCACAGATAAGAGAAGCCAGTATGTCTCTTTGCGGTGTAAAAGATTGCACTTGCCTCAAATTTGAGCCTTATTGTTATGACGATGACGGGGAAAGATATTTAATCATGCTCAAGTCGCAGGCCATGACCCGCGACGAACTCAAGACAGCTCAATCCCGCCTCGGCCTCACCAACCAGCAATTAGCCGACACCCTGAAAGTCTCCCTCCGTGCCGTCGAAATGTGGCGGCAGGGGGCTAGGCCAATTCCTGGCCCGGTAGAAGTTGCGATTAATCTAATACTTAATCAGCCCCGCTAGTTCGGGGCTTTTTCATGCCGCGTCATCTCCACGCCGCCGCCCTTAACCAGTTGCGCACAGCCTTGGCATCGGGGGAAGTCAAGTGGCTTGTCGCTCCATCGGCAGGTTTTGCAGTCCCGAGTTATCCCCATAGGACACACGCCATAATAACGCCGGAGGTTAACCCAAACCCGCAGGCGGCAGATAAGGCCGCGACATGGGCCAAGGTGACGGCTATTTCGTAAACTATTTTCATTCGCCCAGCCTCTCGATTTCAAAGTCGATATACCGGCGCGCCTTTTTCAGATCCTCGATAGCGGCACCTTTTTTCCCAGCCCTCAGCACATACTTGACCACGTTGCCCAAACAGAAATTAAGCTCTCGCGTCACCTGGATAACCTCGATAGGCTCCCCGCATTTGCACCTGACCCCGGTGTCCGTGTAATGCGGTGGATGGTTAACCATGTCGGCTAACTCGTCTTGCTTGTCGTGCGTCACTGGTGGTTGCCTTGATACGCAACTCTCGTTACTGCATTGCAAAAATTCTCCGTTGTTCTCCAACGCACAACCACAATAAGCGCAACTGTAAACCGCCATCTACTCCACCTCGTAAATGTCAGAACCGCCTCTGCACTCGCTCTGCGGCAACTCGCCACTCGCGATGAGGCACGCCTGCGGACATTTATGCCGGTCTTGGCATCCCCGGCAGCATGCGCCGTCTTTTCCCCTTATTTCGCAGCGGCAGCGTGTTTTCATTTAATCCTCAAAATGTGACAGGCCTTGTTCGTGCATCTTCTGCGCTCTCCCTCCACCGTGGCGTTGTCCGTCCCGCACTCGCATACCCGCTGGATAATTAGCGGGTAGCCGATAGGCACTTCACCGCCGAACTGTGCTGCGAGGTCGATGTAGTATTGCCGCCATTGCTCTTCGGTTGGGTACATGGCATCACCAGTAACAGATTTGCGGCTTCTTCGCTAACGGCCACACTTCGTTGTCAGCGTCAAAACCCATTTCACAACGTCTCGCAACCATCCGTTCTTTTGCGCGGTTCGGCCTCCCGGTCATTTCTCGGTTCCACTCGTTGGGCGTTGTCATCTGCTCCCAATGGGGCCGGTTGTTCTCCGCTCTCGGATTGTGCTTTCTGCCGTGATGATATGTGCGGCTCATGGCATCACCTTAAAGACCGTCTAGCCACTCTACGCCGCGATAAAACACCTCATCGTAGCGCGGTGGCATCACTGTGCTTTCCTCACGGAGCTTCTTTTTCGTCGCTATAGAGCGCTTGATTCTTTCCCGCGCCTCTTCGCGCAACTCTTCGACTGTCATACACGCTCCATAAAAAGTGCCGCTACTACTTTGGAGAGTAGCAGCGGCTACAGGAGGAGAGGTGCCTAATTACGCTTAGGCTTGCGGCTCGGTTAAGGCCAGAGCTTGCCTATTTTCTGCCAAAGTGGAGCCGCTAGCGGGACTCGAACCCGCAACCTACTGTTTACAAGACAGCTGCTCTACCAGTTGAGCTACTGCGGCAGAATTTTAAAAGTGCCCCCACGGCCGCACACAGGAACAAGCATCAAGCGGTTTTGCACTGGTCGCCACACCAAATAGCCTTGGACGTGCCCTCGCTGTATCACCGTTGCACAGAAGATAGCCAGGTCGCTCACTCCGTTGCTTGTCGTCGCCGTTATATGCCCGTAGGCAGAATAGGCTAAGGGCGCTACGTGGATTACCGTAACGGCCTTGTAACTCCGCCTCCGCATGGAAGGTGAGCTAATTGACATCCTCCCGGCCGTGAACTGACCGGGTTTTACGGTGTGCTTTGATAAAAAAAGGGCTGCGAATCTCTCCACAGCCCTGCGCTTACCTAATTCTCTCAAGATACTTTATAAGCTAACATCGCTAAAAAAAATTGTCAAGGGATTTTTGCATAACCTTTTAGTATATCGAATTTGCCGGTTTAGACAAAATTTTTTATTCGCCTTTATCGCCCTGCTCAGTCGTACCGTAGACAAGATCGGCAATATGCAAGCCAGAGTTTTCAAGCCTCCTCCTCGCAACCTCTTTCCAAAACGTCCTGTGCGGTTTTCTCAACTCCTTCGGTACCGGGTTGTAATCCTGGGTGCCGAAGTAAATTGACTTGATCGCCAGCGAATCGCCGCAGGATAAGAAGTCAATCGCCCATTCCAAAAACGTCCTACCTCCACCCCTGCCGCCTGTCTGCACCCTTTCTGCTGGCTGTATTGCGTCCGGCAATATTTCCGATTCGTGCCGGAGAATCCATGCTGCTCTGAATACCCTGCGTTTCTGCGGCCATGTTAGCATCTGCGCTCCTTTCGCTATTGGTCCACAAGATCCCTCAACCTCTCGCCCCTGCTCCACATCTCCCGAAGCACCTTTAAATCCTCGGCCATCCATGACGTTCTCGACGTTGCCTGCCCGTTGTGTATCAGCCATGTGGATTGAGGTATTTTCGCGCCGTTGCAGCGAGGGCAGTAGCAATCTACGAGGTAGTCTTGTTTAGGCCCGGCCATTCCTAGCCTCCTTACCGGTCATGCCACACCTCGTATCTCTTCAAGGTTTCCGTAGCGCGAGAACTCAGGCAACCACACCAGCTTAATAGCACCCGTTGGGCCGTTGCGCTGCTTGGCTACGATAAGTTCCGCCCTGCGCTCGTGATGCAAGATGTCACAGTTCCCGGCCTTGCATTTGTCGCAGTACACCGCCTCCCGGTAGGGAAACAGAATCAGGTCGGCGTCCTGTTCAATCGCTCCGGACTCCCGCAGGTCGGCCATCGTCGGGCGCTTGTCGGTGCGCTTTTCCAAGTCGCGGGAAAGCTGCGACAGGCAGATGATCGGGACGTTTAACTCCTTCGCCAGCCCCTTGAGGCTACGCGTAATATCTCCAACGGCTAAATCGTGCCGGTCGGCTTTGGGTGTCTTCATCAGTTGCAGATAGTCGATCACGATCAGGTCAAGGCCATGCTGCCGTTTATGTCGTCGCGCCTTGGCCCTCAACTCCATCACGCCAAGCCTTGCCGTGTCGTCAATCCAGATCGGCATGGACGCCATAGTTTCCGATGCCTGGATCAGTTTCGGCCAGTCGCTCTCGATAAGCTGCCCGGTTCTAAGCCGCTGGCCATCCACTCTGCCGATAGAGCCAAGCATTCGTTTAATCAGCGACTTGTCGCCCATTTCCAAGGAAAATCCCAAGCCCTTGAACCCTTTGATCGCTGCGTTTTCAAGGATGTTTACGGCCAAGGCTGTTTTTCCCATCGACGGACGACCGGCGAGAATAACGAGATCCCCCGGTTGCAGCCCCGAAGTCATGCGGTCCAGTTCGGTATAGCCGGTCGTGATGCCGGTAATGGCACTTTTGTTGTTGTAGTGCTGCTCGATTTCAGCCAGCACAGGTCCGAGTAAATCTTTAACCCGGATCGCCGTTTGTTCGGCCCCGCCGCCCTCGCGAATTTCCATAATTTTTGACTCAGCTAAATCCAGAGCGTTGTCGTCTTCGATCGCGTCCTGAATTTCCCGGCAAGCGTTTATCAACTTCCGAGCCGTGGCAAACTTGCGGATGCTGGCGCAATAATGTGGTATGTGTGTTGGCAACCACCCGTCTGTGCACAAGTCATTAAGGTAGGATGCGCTTACTTGGCCACGCAGTGCCGAAGACACCGCCACCAGATCAGGAGGCGTGGATTTGTCGCTCAGTTTGCGCATGGCACCGTAGATATGGCGATGGCGCTCTGACGCGAAATCGTCCACGCCAAGAAACACGCGGTCCATGGCGGCGGGATCGACAAGGATACAGCCAATCACGGCCTTTTCTGCGTTTATGTCGGCGAGAGTATGGCGGTCCATTCTTCTTCGTCCTTTCGCTGTTTAGGGGTGAGTTGCACGACTTTCTGCTGATTCCTCCCTTGCTGCAAATATCCCTCGAATTTGTTTCCAAAAAGAGTTTCTGGCCTAAGGTATGGTTCCATCTTCTCGTCGCCCATCCACTGCCCCGCCATGGTGCTGATGACGGCCTTGAAATCGGCTAAGGAGAAACCTTCTTTCCATCTGGCCGTTATTAGGCTTTTTGTTTTACTGGTTGTTGGCTTAAATGCCTTCCCTGTTTTTTCGTTCAGGAAGTTGATTATTTCAGAAAAAGGGATATTGTTTTTTATTGATGGTTCTTTTATAGGTTCTATGTGAACCTCGTTCACATCTATTTGGTCGTCAGGTTCACATCGATGTGAACCTCGTTCACATCGGGGAGATGCGTTTTCGTCGTCCACAATTAGTGTGTATATGTTGCTTTTTTTCAACCCGCCAACTGCCCTGTTCGTGACCCTAAGTATCCCTTTGGCTTGGAGTGATTTAACAGATTTCACAACTGCTCGTCTCGTGAACCCGGTTTTTTGCGCGACACGTTCCATGCCGGGCCAACAACGGCCATCATCGTTTGCGTGGTCAGCGAGAGCTAAAAGTATTAGTTTTTCTGTAGGAGTACATTTTTGTTTCCAAGCCCATGCCATTGTTGATACGCTCATTTACCACCATCCATAAAATGAAAATAAAAAAGCCCGAACCACTGGCCCGTCTGTTGAGTGTCTAGGTCAACATGCAGGGTTTAAACCAGCGATTCGGGGCCGCTCTGAACGCGCAATAAAGGCGTAGCTGTCCCAATATGTGGTAACGGAAACCCTGAGAATGTTGACCTAGACACCTTCCAATCTACCGAAATCACCCCGCTTTGTCAAGATGCTGCTTACGCTTGCCGTCTCCAGCCCACACCTGGAATTCTTTGCACTCGCGGCACGTGGACATGCAGAAAGCAAACAGTTTAGCGTGGCATCTATGACACGGCGGAAGGTCGTCGTTCCACTTGTAAACCCTCGCCATATTGCGGTGGATAATCCTGTCTTCCTCGGCCCATAACTCTTTGATGATCGCCGCCTTTTGTTCGGAGCAGGAAAACCCTTCGTGGCGCATAAGGTCGGCCATCTCTCCGGGGCCTGCGGGGTCTATCGCGCCGCTTAACACTCGTTTTATCATGCGGTAGTGGTGCTTGCGCTGGTTGTACGATGCCATGTGCCCCTCCTTATGCAATAAATGACATTTGCTCTGCGGTGTTGGTGTCGGCCTCAACGAGGTTTTTAACGGCCTGACTGAAATAACTGTCTTTCAATTCAACCCCGACGAATTTTCTACCCATTTTCAATGACTGGTAGCCTTCTGACCCGATCCCGGCAAATGGCGAGAAAACCGTGTCGCCCTCATTGGTCCACAGTTGCAAGGACCGTTCAATAACGTCGAGTTGCAACGGGCAAATGTGCCGTTCGTCTTTATCGTCGCGAGCGGAAGTACGCTGCAATGTGTTGGACGGGTTAATGTCCATCCAGACCGGGGATGCGTACCTTTGCCACACGTCGATTGACAAATTTTTCGTTTGTTTAAACGTCGACTGATCGCCCGCGAAATACTTAAGTTCACCGCACACAGGTTCTGGGTTTTCCCCCGGTTTGCGCATGACCACCAGATAATCTGGTATGCCCTGACGCGACATGCAACTATCTTTTTTAAGTTGTTTGTGGAGTAATCCAAGTGCCTTTGTGCGTTGCATGGCCGTTACCGGGTCCTTCCAAATAACCACTTCGCTGTGATATATCCAGCCAGCGTCCTGAAATGTTTTGATGAGTTGCCCGCGAAAATCCTTAATGCCGATAACCCCGTCGCGCGCTTTACTGGTCGGAAGATTCATACAATGAAACGCGCAGAGCCTCCCCGGCTTAGTAATACGCAACAGTTCCGGCACCAAGAAACTGAAATGGTCAGCAAATTCCTGATCCGTTTTACAGTTCCCCATGTCGCGGTCGCTGGCCGAGTAGGTATAAAGCGATGCGAACGGCGGGGAAAAGATCGAAAAATGCACGCTGTCGTCGGGGATTTCCCGCGTTACGTCAACGCAATCGCCATGGTATAAGGTCCAATTTTCGGATGATTCAACCCCACGCGCATAGTCAACAGTCTGACGCGTTGTGCCGTGGATCTCATCGGTGTTAATACCCGCCATATATTTCACCATTTCTGACGCCATCAACTCCGCGTCAGCCTCTTTGCGTTCAATGTTTTTCACAACCGCCCCTTCCGTTTCTGCGGTCACGACATGGACTGTGACCTTGTTTTTCTGCCCGAACCGCCAGCATCGCCTAACCGCCTGATAAAATTGCTCATAGGAATCGGACAGTCCGAGAAAAATCATAGTGTCGCAATGTTGCCAATTCATGCCAAACCCGGCGATGCTTGGTTTGGTGACAAGCGTTTTAACACTGCCATCCGAAAAGCCGAGCATGGCAGATTCTTTGTGCTCGTTTTTATCAGATCCTTTCACTTCTACCGCGCCGTCAATTAAATGTTTTGCTGCGGCAGATTCATCGTTGAGGTTGCACCATACTAGGCACGGTCCATTCGTGTTGTTGGCAATTTCTGCTGCGAGCTTGGCGCGTTTGCCCACAGTGGCTTTGCGCTCTTGCTGTCGCTCCTGCAACGTAAGCGCCTCGACCGGGAACAAAAACCCATCGGGAGCCTCATTCTTTTTGACAACATGGTGTTTAATCTCAAGCGGCGGCAAAATAAATCCTCCGTCGTCATACCCAAGATCGGACGGTTTGCGAATCATGACTGCCCAGGACGCCACCCATCGCCAGAAATCATTTTGAGCATGCCCTTTGATTCGCCATTTCTGCGTTTCTCCACCGTCATGCACAAAAAACATGCTTAACATTTCCACACGGCTCATCACACCCAAAAACTCTGCATGGTTGCCTAGTTCCATGTGATCGTTCGGGGCGGGCGTTGCGGTACACGCCAGACGAAAGGCCGTGTTTTTGAACGCATCTATAATCTCATTTCTTATTTTCCCGGTATAGCTCTTTAAAATTGATGATTCATCAAGGACGACACCAGCAAAATGGTCTGCATTAAATTTGCCAAGCATTTCATAATTGGTTATTGTGATTCCTGATGAAACTTGTTCTTGGCTGCGGCAATACTTCACGTCAATGCCAAACTTCGCGCCCTCCCTAACGGTTTGCATTGACACGGCCAGCGGAGCCAGGATTAACACATCGCCGCCCGTATACTCATGAACATGCTTCCCCCACTCTAGCTGTATGGCTGTTTTGCCCATTCCACAATCGGCAAACAGCGCTGCCCTCCCGCGCTTTAACGCCCAACGAACAATGTCTTTCTGGAATTCGAACAGTGCCGGGTTTATTCCAACGTCTGCGCGTATTCCAGTTGCCGCGTCCGCCACGGCTTTTTTCTGCAAAAAGTCCTCGTATCGCATGCTAAATCCTCCTGAACGTCACGACTACCCACTATTAAAATAGTTGAGTGCGGTACAATGCGTCTCCGTCAAAACGGCATTCCGGCATGTGAGCAAAGGGGATTTCATCGTCCGGGTTAAACGGCGCTTCCTGATATGCCCCGCCTCCGCCCGTCTCGCTTCCGTGCTGGCTGCGTGAGGCGTTTTCTTGCCTCTGCCCTTGTCCTTGGTTGCGTGGGCCATAATCGACGCGGGAAGCCTTTAATTCTGTGCGGTACTTGTCTTGCCCATCCTGCCCTTGCCACTTGCGCGTTTTCATTCGGCCCTCAACAACGACGTAGCTACCGACTTGCAAATACTTGTTCATGTTTTCTGCCTGCTTGTCCCAGATTTCACACTGGAACCACTCGGTGTGATCCTTGTCGAAACCTTCTGTTACGCCGACGGAGAAGTTGCAAACAGCTTTACCTTGCGGCGTGTAGCGCAATTCCATTTTGCCGATGTTGCCAGTAATAACTATCCGTTGGAATCCCATGTTATATCTCCAAAGTTAAAGTAATGGCTTAGCTTTCCAATCGCTTGAGCAGGTTGCCGAGCTTGCAGTCTGCGGCGTGACCTTCTGTTTTTAGCCTGTCACAAACAGCACAAACATTGTCATAACGGTCATCGCCATACGCCCACTCCAACTCCTTGAGCAGTTCCAGCATTTCTGCGTTTTGCTGTTTCAACTCATCTCCTGGACTTACTTGCCACGGTTCTTTTATTTCTCGCCAAAACGGGCAGTCTTCCTTTTTCCCGTATTTCCGAGCATGACAACAATTCTCCGATGGCTCGCCGTTTTCAATGACGCAATCATGCTGTGGCGGTTCCCCAATGCCATGGTCTACAAAACAGCCATATTTCATCTCTTCCTCCTTCTTCATATCGTTATGCCGCCTCAACGCGCATCTTGTCCGCATGGTACACAGCCACAGCATAGGCGCTGCGTTTGTCCGAGTTGCCCTTGAGCAGATGCAGCGGCCCACCTTTTTTATCGCTGCCGAAGCGGGTTAAAAGCGCCTGCCGGATCAGCGAGTCCTTAACCTTCATGCCGCCGATTAATGCCCGTGCGTATTCAGGGCGCGGGTAGATGTAGCAGTTAACCTCTTCAATCGCCGCTATCCTGCGGCACTCTCCAACGATGTAGCAGGTTTCAAAGACCGTCTTGCCAACCGCCATCCCGTAGCTCTGTATCCCTTCAATAACCACTGTGCCAATGCCGCTTTTGATAAGCGCCGGAAGGGTAAAGTCAAGGAAGCGGTTGTTGTCCTGTTTGTCCGCTTCGACCACCGCGTAGTCTTCAGACATGACTGCATACGCTGTTTCTTCGCTGCCTGGGTCAATGCCGATTATCATGCTACCCCCGCGAATGCCTGTTGTGCATTCTCGACCAGGTTACCGGCACGCGTAATGACGCCGCGCAACCGCTGTATCTCCGTGGCCTGCTCGCCAATGATTTCACGGCAGCGGATATTGTCCTGTTTCAGCGCGTCCGATTTCATGCGGCACCGCGCCAGCTCTGCGTCTTTGGCGTCAATAATCATGCGCTGCTCTGATACGGCTATCTCTAGTGCCGTGCATCTGTCACACATATGCGCTCCTTTAATTAATTTTCCGCTTTTGGCCTTTAATATCGTGATAAGCGGAAAATTTTCCACCTATCACCCTGTTAAACGGCCCTCGCCAGCAGTGGTTTTCCATTGGCCTCAAAAACAGCCTTCGCGAAACCGACCGGCGTTGCCGACCTGATATTGTGACGTTCGGAAGACGGCGGACATTTGTGTATCCTGTCGTCTGGTTCTGCCATCCCATCTGCCTCGTATCGTTCCGGCATCACAAAGCCGTTGCCTGTCCACAGGCAGGTCTTCTTGGTGTAATTGTCCTGCCGCGCCCACCCCGTAAAATGATGCGGATGGAAACTATGGTCAGGCTTTCTCCAATGGCTTGAAATATTGCTGACAGGGTTTTCTATCAAATACGGCGCTCCGGCCCATTCGCAAAACTCCGCAGCCGTTGCGAACATTGCAATACTCATTTCCAGCCGCCTAAGCCCCTTGCCCCTGAACCACCTGGCACCGCTCACAGCGAGGTGGTCACAAGGTGGGAATGCCGCCACAAATGCAATCCGACTTCGGCTTACTGGCGGCAACCACGGGCGCGTCAAGTCGGCGTGTACCTTATGTAGCCTTCCATTGGTCGTTACCCCCCCCCGATTCATAAGCAACAGGGTGCTGAAGATCAACGATCCAGCACTCAAAACCGGCGTCAAGCCACGGCTCGACCATCTTTCCTGTCACGTCGTACAGGCTTATAACTGTATCCTTCATACGTTCTCCAATGTCAGTGCATGGGCACGTTTAACCATACGGTGAAGCGGATTCGCTACGCTCTCCGCTTACCTTCATCGTTAGGGATCTTGCAGCCAAGAAGTCCCATCCTCGTCAACGGAGATGCCGGTTCGCAAACCGCAGTCCATACACTTCGCGGTATCGCCGTCGTAGCAGCTCCCTTCTGGGGCAGAGGTAAAGACTTCCATCCCCCCTCCACACTCCGGGCAACTGTCATGCTCCCAGAATTTCCATTCATACATTTGCAGCCTCCATCCCTAACCAGCTAGTCCAGCGAATGGACCAACCGTGGCGGTTTTTGGTTTAAACAGGGCAGCGCCATCGCTGACCCTGGTCGTTAAGCAGAAAGCCACTTAACTGCGGCTTCAAGTCCGCGGGTTTTCTGTTTCGGAGCTACCTCCAGCAGCATAGTCGCAGTTCCGCGGAACCTTTTTTCCATGTCCTCAAGAAATTCAGCGTTTTCGTGCCTCCCGCTCCTCCTCATAAAATCTGCAACGTCAAGCAATTCTTGCATGTCAGCATTAAACGACTTGCTTACTTTGCTGTTAAAAATATGATCTTCCGTCATTGATACGACTTCCTCCCCACAGTGGTGGCATCCAAACCCGCCACACTGGAAACAAACATGTTCTCCGCTGGTATTTAATGTGTCGTCAGCTATTCCCATCCTTGACCCTCGAGTGGTAAATTTCTCTTACAGTTGCCTAACCAGCCGCTCGACCGAATCGCTAACGCTCTCGGTCAGCTATATCGTTATGCTCCACAATGAACCAGATCGTGAACAATTGGAGCCATCGGGAAGAAGCTATTGTCATTTTTCAATGACCAACATCCCTTTTCTTCGTCCCACACAATCGTAAAAACATCATGCTCGCCCCATGCCGGATACCGAACTGTATCGTGCTCCCAAAACTCGTTACCTTCTCCATCGGTAAAGCCTGTCCATAGTTCGATATCAAGCAAGATCGGCTTCTCAGTTTCTTGGTCATACCCGGCAAAACCAATCAGCGTTCCATCGTTTACATGATGGTAAATCTCGGCAATAGCATTGTGGTAAAATAGGTAGTTGCCGTTTTCTCTACTTCTCCCTCTTAGCTTAATGTCCATTGTCTTCACCTCTCCAGTATTTGTTATCAAGCTCGTTATAAAGCCCGTAAAGTTCTCCCCTTGTTTGCTCGTCGGCGTTCTTATATTTCTCTTTAACCACTTGCCGACAAAATCACCTTCTTTGATTTCAATGGCGTCAAGACCGTGCTGCTTGAGCTTTTCGCCTTTAAAGAGTCCAAGTTGTCCGTTCACATTGCCTCCATAATTTGCGTTACAAGTTCAATCCTGTCGCCTATGTGCCGCATGACGTTGGTTGCCATGCTGTTGCCGAGAGCCTTGTACCGTGGCCCATCAGGGCATTGCTCTTCCGGTTTGTCGCGCCACGGTATACGGGTGTAGTTGTCAGGAAAAGCTTGTAGGCGTTCACATTCAACAGGGGTTAGACGGCGTACTTGCATGTTTGTCATGACATTTGCGGCATTGCGTCCTGTTGCGTTTTGGTTGGTGGCCAAAGAGTGCATAATTTCGCCAGTTAAAACGTCTCCAACTTGGTTCTGTGTGAACGCAACAGCCTGTCCTTGGGTCTGGTCAAGCGTATATGCCACGCTGTCCGAGAAGCCGTAGCCGTTGCTTGATGTCTGCGCTGTGCGGATGGCCACCGCCTGTTGGCTGTTGGCCCCCAACGCAAAGCTCCTTTCATTGCTGCTTACGGGGTCTTGTGTGGCGTGAAAACATATCGGCGCACCGTCCCGGTTGCAGTTGAGAGCCGGGGAAAAATTCTGCGTTATCTCGGCGTTGGCTTGCCCGGATGACATGCAGACAAATTGCCTCGTCCCACCCTGCCCCCCTCTGAGCAGAGGCCCGTAATGCTCTATACTTGCGTTGCATTCTTCATCAAGGCCAATCGCAGGGCTTGCGGCAACTCTTTGCCCCGTTTGTCTGCTCGGCGCAGAATCCCCCGACAAGCTTTCGCGCTCAAAAAGTACCGCTGCGGCAGGTCGCCAGTCTCCAAGATATCCGACAACGAACACACGCCTTCGTCTTTGAGGCACAGCCCGTCTATGTGATTCCACTCGCACGAATTGAGCGTCAAAAACCCGGTAGGCGAACCCATACCCGAGTTCGGCCAGCATCCCGAGGAAGGTTCCAAAATCCCTGCCTCCGTTAGATGACAAGACCCCAGGGACGTTCTCCCATACCAACCATGTGGGCCGATATTTTGAAGCAATCGCACCAAAGATAAGCATGAGGTTCCCCCGTGGGTCAGCAAGCCCCTTTCGAAGTCCTGCGACTGAGAACGATTGACATGGGGTGCCTCCGACGAGAACATCGATATCTGCATCTGACCACTCCTTGTATTTTGTCATGTCGCCATAGTTCGGCGTTTGTGGGTAACGATGTTGCAGGACGGCACACGGGAACGGCTCAATTTCGCTGTAAAACGCCGCTTTCCATCCAAGCGGCTCCCACGCCACTGTTGCAGCTTCAATCCCGCTGCATACGCTTCCGTAAGTCACATTGCCTCCTGTAGTCTGCGTTGCGTTTCTGCCAGCAGTTCGTCCTGCGTCATATACCGCCGCTCCCACCGATTCTTCCCGAGAGTGTGGATCCCCTCTTGACCGCGATGATGAAACGGGCAAAGTGGGGTTGCCTTTTCATGTTTGCGCTTTTCCCCGAACCTGCGCACATGATGAATTTCGGCGGGCATCCCGCATATCAGGCAGCCGAGCGCCGCCACTTTATCCAGGTAGTTGCTTTCTGCTTTGGTCATACCGCCACCCTCTCTTTCCACTCCACTCCATGCTCTGCGCCAAAACAGTAGATAAGCTCGATTAGCTCCGAAAACTCCGCCTTGCTCATTTTGGAAGTGTGCGCCCCTATCACCACAAAGCCCCCGTCGATCCCAGGAACGGCACGTTGCTTTTTCAGCCCTGCGGTAAGCACGTCCTTCCACTCTTCCTTCGTGAGTTTCTGCCCGTACCATTCGACTTGCGTTGACAATTCGGTGAGCAAGGGCCACAGCAAAGCGTTCTGATCGAGTGAGCGTGTCGGCGGCTTAATCTCAACCACCATCCCTTCCGGTGCGTTCTGTACTGCTGCAATGGCGCGTTGACGGGCGGTTTCGTGAGACAGGATAAAGCGTTTCTTGTCCCTCACTGCCCCACCTCCCTGCACCCCGTGATAGCCACCCCAGGGCAAGCGCGTTCTGCTTGTTCCATGGCATCAGTGCCGTTTGGGGCGTGGATGCGGATAACGTTGCCGTCTGCAAGTTCGATTTCGTACAGGTCGAGGTAGGGGTGTTTCATGCTTTCCAGGTGTTCGTCGTAAGCGTCTCCCATGGCTGTATAAGCGTCGTACATTTCATGGCCTTGATATGTCATTTGCCACCTCCATACGGCAGATGCCCACCTGGGACCTCTACCTCGTCAACCTCCGGCCCCGTAGGGTCAAGTACCGGGGCGTAGCAGCAGTTGGACACATATTCAGGTTGCCGCACCGCAGTTTTAACCAGCCTGCCGCTCGGCCCTTCCAGCATTTCGCAACCATCGTCTTCGATGATTTCGCAGTGCTCTTTGCACTCGCTGCATATTCCAAAGCTTTTCATTGCTGCCTCCTTTAATTCCCCGCCCCCGACTATCGGGGGCGGGGTGCCGCAGACCGAAACAGTTTCCTGCAGAACAGAAAAAATCTGCGGCTTGCTATCCGTTAACGACCTCGCCGCCGAGTTCCACGCGACGGGCCGCTGCGATTTCTTTAAGCTTTTCCGCTCCCGCCTTCGGCATGGCCTTGAGCCACGCTGCGCGGTTTTTTAAGATCCCGTCCACGTCAGAGGGGGTGAAAGCTCCGTCAAGTTCAGTGGATATGGTCTTGTAATGTTCCTTGTGCGGATCATTTCCGTTGCTTCGTTGCTGTGGCGCATTCTTCTGCTGTTTGGCATAGCCGTTTGTGTCAGCATCCTTGGTGTCGTCGATCAGAAAAAGGCCGTTAAGTGCGTATTTTCTTGCATAGCTGGATGCCGCGCCAGTGATCTGGCTTTCGTCCATACCCTTCTTTGTTTCGGCTTCGCGGGCGTATGCCGTCACTTCGGCGTGACACCCGTCCTGCCCTTCAAATTTGACCGTCGCCTTGACGTAGATGCGCCCGCCGATTTCTTCGATGATGTCCGATATGGTCAGGCAAGCGTCGTGCTTTTTAAGCAGCGGCTTTACGGCCTCTAAAATGTCTTCACAGCTTCGGTAGTTGTAACCTCCGAAAGAATTTTTTTGATTCTTAGGCGCTTTCAGTTCCGCTTGAATTTTCGCCAGTGCGTTCATGGTTTCCTCCGATTAAAACGCCGGGTCGAATTTCTTGATTTCCTTCCAGAGCGATAAAAGCCCCTGAAAAATCCTCCACCCGCGCTGCAATTCTTCTTCGTCGTGCATAATGACCTGCACAAGCCCAGGCTCCGACACGCTCACAAACACGTTGCCGCAAGCGGCGGTCGGCATGTCCAGCCCGTAACGGTAGGCCGCGAGTTGGATGCTGTGTTCGTCGTAGATAAGCTTCTTCGTGTCGGCCTCCGTAAACTCCTTGGTCTTTACGTCGAGCACCACGTTTGAAGTTCTGCTGTGCAGGTCCACCTTGCCGCCGTATCCGTAGGGGTGCGCGAAGCTCTTTTCCGGCTCCCACTCGCTGCCGATGGCAAATATCTGTTCCGTGGCCGCGACAACATAGGGCACATAGTCGGCTTCGATGGCATCCCCGCAAAAGTGCGCTTCGATGGCCGCGTGAATGTTGGTGCCGCGCTGTGCTGCTTCAATCGCCTGCTGTTTGGAGTCGGCCATAATACGGGCGGCATAATCGTCCAGGGATTCGCCGTCGTGCATCGGCAGGGTCAGCGCGGCAAGAAGCACTTGTTTCTGCTTCCACACTTCAAGGGCGGGCTTGGCCATGACCTTCATGACCGTGGTAACACTCGGCACAAGTCTGTGCTTTCTGGCGTCCCGCATATCTACCGGCCTCATCCCGCCCTTTTTCTTTTCGATTTCGTAACAGGCCGCGCCGTCCGGTCGGTACCAATGTCCACCCTGGCTGGCGATGCCGGTCGTGATTTTCGCTTCGACTCCGTTCATTTCGTCCTCCGTCAGTAGAAGTAGGTCGTACCCTCTTCCTCTCCCGTTTCCTCGATGTGCTTGCGGAAAGCCTCGCGGTCGCCCCAATAGTCGGGGTCGTCGTCAAACGGACGGTATTCGCGCTTGGCTTCCTCGATGTAATACTCCACCCATTCGTCGGCGTTCATGGCTTGCCTCCTATTTGCTGACTGCTTTCTCAAGACTCTCAACCCGCAACTTGAGACGGCTTAGTTCTTGTGCGCGTTCTTCCGGCAACCTTTCTTCAAGTTCCGCGATAGCACACTCAAAGGACTTATGCCCGACTGAATAAACCCCGTCTGCCGAGACTGAATACATGCTTGTGATGCTACCGTCAGACCGCGTGAAGAAAGATTCTTCCGCCCCGCAGTTTTTCGTCAGGCTCAACTCCATAACCTTTTCTATGGCTTGTCTGGTTTCCATTGTCTCCTCCGATTCTCGCTGCCTCGTCCGGAAAGTAGCTGGCAAGGCAGCGGTCACATATTCCGTGGGTTTCTCCCTCCTGATTGTCGTCAGTAAACCCCATTACCGTTTTGCACCATGCACATCGGCGCGTCATCGGTACAACTCCATGAACCTCAGCCGCTTGGCTACCATGACCGTTAGACGGTCGTTTTGTGAGTCCCAAGCAGCGTCCCGAGCAGCGGCCCAAGCAGCGTCCCGAGCAGCGGCCCGAGCAGCGTCCCGAGCAGCGGCCCGAGCAGCGTCCCGAGCAGCGGCCCCAGCAGCGGCCCAAGCAGCGTCCCGAGCAGCGGCCCGAGCAGCGTCCCGAGCAGCGGCCCAAGCAGCGGCCCGAGCAGCGGCCCAAGCAGCGGCCCGAGCAGCGGCCCAAGCAGCGGCCCGAGCAGCGGCCCAAGCAGCGGCCCCAGCAGCGTCCCGAATAGAATCATCGCCCGTTGCGAGGTAATCTTTTACAACCTGAGGAGCATCCCATAAGTGGATAACGTCAAGTGCGCAGCTGCGAGCAAAGGTGCGTAAAATGTCGTCGCAATCTACACGCGCAAGATACGTGCGCTCGGTCGCACAGGACTTGTCGCTGCCGTGCAGAATCTGGCCGCCAAGCTCTACCCGATAAAGAATGCTGCCGCTGGCATACATAAGCGCATCAATAAGCCGCTTGCTGGCATGCAATCCGTTCCCGCACAGTTCAAGTTCGCCCTCTACGGTGTGCGTCTTGCCGCACTGGACAGGGCGACCGTCGCCGTACCCGAGGGTTTCGTTTTCGTCGCAAAACCACCAACCATACATGTTCCCTCCTGTGTTCATCGGCATGACTCCATCATCTGCTGTGCATGCCGGGCTTCCAGCTGCGCGATGCGGTCCTCTCGCTCCATGCACTCCAGCAACCCCCACACAACTACGACGTAGAGGAACAAGATGCCAGCAAGGTAGCCACAGTTTTGTATAAACCACTTAACAGCACGATTCTTTGTTTCCATTGCGCCCCCTTTTCAGCCGCCGCAGTTCCTGCGAGACAAACGTTTGCATAGCGTTGTCGGTCAGCTCACCGATGCGTATATGTTCGCCGCGCCGCCGTTTAGCAACGATGAGCTCCAAAAGATCGTTATAGGTTTTTTCCGAAACTCTTATATTTTTCATGTTGGTACCTCGTTAAAGTTAAAGTGTTTCTCCGATTCGACGGGTCGCGGGCTCTGGCGCATTCGTCCGTTGCGCGGGACCGTCACAGCCCTTGCGGGCCTCGGCTCTATTCGGTTTTCAAAGATCGTTCGGCGTTGTTGATTTCAACTATACGCCTTTTTCGCAAAACTGCAAGAAAAAATTGCACGTTTGCGAAATAAATATATGAAAAAATAGAAAGGTGTTGCAAAACAGTGACTTGCGTTGTGGGATGTGAGTGCCTGGAGGTAAGAATGGTGGGAGAGGAGGTGTAGGGCGACGGTCAACCCGCCGCCCTTTGTTTGTTATACACCCGCACCGTAAAACCCGGTCGCTTCATGGCGGGGAGGATGTCAATCTTACTGTATTTGCTATCCTTCACGCTGTATCCGGTAACGACCAACTCTCGGTTCAAAACGTCATCGATACGGATCTTGTTGCCGTCCAGGATTTCTGGATCTTCGGCAAAATCGGAGAAACGTTGCATCACAATCCAGCCAGAGCACTATCCACAAGGGTGTAACAGCTTTCGCGGAAGGTCTGATAATCCAGCCATTCCTGCGAGGTACGATCGAGTGCGAGTTTTCCGAGTTGAGATGAATAATCGTGACGCTCCGTGATCAGGGCGTCAATCAATGTCCCTCTGTTTATATCCGGCACATTGACATAATCGTATTCATATCCCTGCACAGTTTCGCCATCGACAATCTTCTCAACCTGTTCAATGTTAAACCGGAACTGATAACCGCCGTTGTGCGGCACGATTGCGTCAGGTTGCTGTGTACTGCTGCCTTTCATAATTAACTCCTTTGTGGGTATTTTTTGTGCGGACGCATTACGCTTTCTTAAAGCAGAGCCGCCCGCCGACATCCGTCCTCGCAGTCGAAGCCGCGCTAAACGCAAACCAATAGAACGGACCCGCAACCGAACCGTAAAACGCGTAACCGCCCACCCGGAAAACGCGCAGACCCGCCGCTTGATAGAAATAGTCGGTCATTTTTGTGGATGACGAACCTGTAACATCTGCCGGGAGGACGATGCCTAGCCCGGAGTGCGGTTTGCC